TTAAATCTCATTTTGAAACTCTTAAAACTATCACTATTGAAGTTGAGGAGTGGAAAGACGAGCATGGTAATGCTAGTGTATTCTATTCAGAACCATTAACCCTTGAAGAAAAAAACATTATCTTTAAGAAGTCTAGTAATTTTCAAGACTTAACTGTTCTTGTAGATTTGCTTATAATGAAGTTGCAAGTCAAAAACGATAAAGGCGAAATGATAAAAGCCTTTAGCCCAGAAGATAAATTTGCACTTAGAAAAAAAGCTGATTCAAATATTATATCTGATGTTGCAAATAAGATACTTTTAGATACTCATTACGAGGAAGCTGAAAAAAAGTAGATAGCGACCCTGATGTTAGGTCGCTTTTAATTGTAGCAGATAGATTACACATCACAATTCAACAAGTTCTTGATATGCCTGTTAGCCATTATAATCTTTGGTTAGCTTACTTGAAAAAAGAACAAGAACAGTATAAAACTAAAACTTCATTAGCAGAAGCAAGAAAGTTTAAATAATGGCACAAAAACTTAATATAGACATTGTAGCACGAGATAAATCCAAACAGGCTTTAAATGGTGTTCAAAAATCTTTAGGTAGATTAAAAAACTCTGTATTTAATTTAAGAAATGCTTTTTTAGGTTTAGGTGCTGGTCTAGTCGTTAGAAATTTAGTCAATACAGGAAAGCAATTAGAGAATTTAAGAACAAGATTAAAGTTCTTACTTAAAGATACAAACGAGGGTGCAAAGGCATTTGATAATATGACCAAGTTTGCATCTAAAGTTCCTTTTTCACTAGAGGAGATACAAGCTGGTGCTGGTATTCTTGCAACAGTTACAGATAATGCTGATGACTTACAAAAAATGTTAGAGATAACAGGGAATGTTGCATCTGTTACAGGATTAGATTTTAGAACTGCTGGAGAACAAATACAAAGATCATTTAGTGCTGGTATAGGTTCAGCAGATATATTTAGAGAAAAAGGTGTAAGAAATATGCTTGGCTTTAAAGCTGGTGCAACTGTATCTATTGAAGAAACAGTACAAGCATTTGAAAGAGTGTTCGGTAAAGAAGGTAGATTTGGAAAAGCTACAGATGAATTAGCAAATACTTTTGAGGGTACTCTCTCAATGATAGGAGATAAAGTATTTAATTTTAAAAAGGTATTATTAGAAGCTGGATTCTTTGAAGAACTTAAAAATCAATTTGGAGATTTAGATAAATTCTTACAAGATAATGCAAAAGATTTAGATAGAATTGCAACATCAGTTGGTAAAAATTTAGCACAAGGAATGGTAAGAGTAGTTCAAGTAGGTAAAGATTTAATTCCTACAATAAATAAAATAGGTTCAGGTTTAAAAAGTATCTTTGATGGATTTATGGCTATGCCAGAATTTGCAAGAGAAATTGGTATTGTTGGTGCTTTTTTATTAGGTAAAAAAGGTGCTGTAGGTTTAGCTTCAATAAGTTTTGTAATTGATAAAGTTAGTGATTTACTAAAAAAAGAAAGAATTGGAAGTGGTTTAATTGATGTTGCTAATATTGAAGAAGCAAAAATAAGATTAGCAGAAATTAATGAACAATTAGAAGATGGATTAAAAAAAGAATATGAATTTATAGATGTAAGAAATAAAGGATTAATGGTTTATGAAGATTATAAAAAATTAAATGAAGATGAGTTAAATCTTTTAAGAAAACAAAAATTAGAACTTGAAGATTTTATTAAATTTGAAAAAATAAAAAGTGGTGTTTTATCAGAATCAAATCATCATTTATTTGAAATGGCAAATAATGTTGAAAAAATAAAAGAAGAACAAAAAGAAATAGTTAAATTTACATCTGTATCGAACCACCATATGTTTGAAATGGCTAATGCAGTTAAAAAAACAGAAGAAACTTTTAAATCTATGAATGATACTGCTTTAAAAAATTTGCAAGAAAAATTTACAAATATTTCTCTTTCAATTAAAGAGGGTTTAAACGCTGGTATTTCTTCATTCTCAAATGCTTTATCAAGAGCAATTATACTAGGAGAAGATTTAGGTAAATCATTTAAAAGAATGGTACAAGATGCACTTGTCCAAACATTAGCTATTTTAATTGAAGTTGTTATTAGACTAGGAATTCAAAAACTATTAAACATTGATCTTGAAAAACAAGAAAATAAAAAATTAAATAATGCTAAAAAATATACATCAGAATTAAAGAAACAAGTAGGTCTTGCTTTATTACTTGCAATATTAACTGGTGGTGGTTCTATGGGACTTGGTTCATCTGGCCCAACAAGTGGTAAAAGAGCATCAGGTGGTTCGGTACAAAAAAATCAGCCTTATATGGTAGGAGAGCAAGGGCCAGAATTATTTATTCCTAATTCATCAGGTCAAATCACACAATCTGCTAGAGGTACAGGAAATGGTGGTGCTACTACAGTTAATTTTAATATTAACACAGTAGATGCTTCTGGTTTTGAAGAATTATTGTTTAGATCAAGAGGAACTATAACTCAATTAATTAATAGTGCTGTTAATGAAAGAGGTAGAGAGGCTTTAATATAATGGCTGGTACATTTCCTATATCTTCTGCTAATTTTGAAACAATGGGTATTCGATCTATCCAAGATACTATTATTTCTAAATCCCAATCTGGTAAAAAATTATCTAGACAAATAGATAATCAAAGATTTGGATTTACTGCTAAAATAATTACAGGAAAACGATCTGACATATATGGAGAACTTATGGCTTTTATAATGAAGCAAAGATCACAAAAAGAAAATTTTACAATAATCCCACCAGAAGTAGAAGATGCTAGAGGTACAGCCTCAGGTATTCCAAATGGAACTGCATCTGCTGGTGTAACATCAATTACATTAGGTGGAACAGGAACAGGAACTTTATTAAGTGGAGATTATATTAAATTTGCTAACCATGACAAAGTTTATATGGTCGTTGCAGATCAATCAGATATTTCTACAGGCACTCTAACTATTGAGCCACCTTTAACTACAGCAGTTTCTTCATCAGATATAATTTATGATAATGTTCCATTTACAGTACATCTTACAAATGATGTTCAAGATTTTGGCACTGTTGGTGCTGACAAAGATGGAAATTTATTATATCAATACGAGTTAGATTTAGAAGAAGCACTCTAATTAATGAAAAAATATAAAATAACCCACAAGATAACTGCCGATTTTATTGCCGAAGTTATTGTGAATGAAGATCAAATAGATGCTACTATTAACGATCTTAAAGAATACAAGAAACCTAATAGCAAATTTGAATATACTATGTTAAAAGGTACAGAAAGTGTAACCCAAACTAATTACGAACTATATGACGAGAAGCCTAACAACAGCGATAAAGAACGAACTAGCGACAAATGATATTCGCCCTGTTCATCTTATAACTATTGGTTTTTCCACTCCTATTAATATAACAGATTGTTCTTTTCCACTAACATCATCAGTTTCAGGTTCATCAGTAACTTATTTAGCATCAGATTTTATTATGGGTATTTCAGAATTTTCTGAACAAACTGAATTAAGTAAATCAAGTATTAGTTTAGGATTATCTGGTGCAGATCAAACTTTTATATCTACAGTTTTAAATGAAAATATTACTAACGATACAGTAGATATTTTTAGAGGGTTTTTAGATAATTCTAGTGCTTTAATTTCTGATCCTTTTTTATTTTATAAAGGGCAAATTGAAGGATTTTCTATCGCAGAAAATGATACAGCAAGTACAATTAATTTAAGTATAGTTTCTCATTGGGCTGATTTTGAAAAAAAGAATGGTCGTAAAACAAATAATACATCACAACAAAGATATTTTAGTACAGATGTAGGAATGGATTTTAGTTCTGAAAATGTATTAGATATAAAATGGGGTAGAGAATAATGGGTTGGAATCCTGTAAAAACTATAAAAAAAACTGTTAAAAAGGTTGTTAAAACAGCCCTTAAAATTGTTCAAAAAGCAATATCTTGGTTAATACCTATACCAGATATTCCTGACTTTGGTGCTGGAGACTTTGACGAAAGTGAAAAAGGTATATTACTTAATAAACAATCTAATGACGCATCTATTCCAATAGTTTATGGAGAAAGATTAATTGGTGGAACTCGTGTATTTTTAGATTCTGGTGGTGGAACAACAAATCAATATCTTTATATGGCTATTGTTATAGCAGAGGGGGAAATAAATTCTATAGAAGAAATAAGAATAGATGAGAAAGTAGTTACATGGGCATCTAGTTTAAGCGATGGTACAGAAGTAGAAGTAAATAGTTCAGATGCTAATTTTTATAAAGCTGACCCAACAGTAGAGGGTTCAAGTGCAGAAAGTTTGATAAGAGTAGAACCACATTTTGGAACTGATGGACAATCTGCATCAAGTTTATTATCAACATTATCTAATTGGGGAAGTAATCATAAATTATCTGGTCTTTGTTATTTAGCATTAAGGTTTAAATGGAATCAAGACGCAT